ATACAGTATCATGAAAGCAGCTGATCATATGTGCAGTATCTTGGAATATTTTGGATATTTGCGGATGAATTTCCAATCAACAGAAGCTGCCAAAGATATAGCCCATTTTCGTCCAAATTGGATTGATCCTGAATCCTTGTGTAAATTGGGTCCAGGTGCGATAAAAGGATTGAGGTATATCTGGCCAATGAATCGTAACAAATATGAAGCTTTCAACAAGCTCAAAACCCTAGCATCAGATCTAGGATATTCTTACTCAGTGTTAGAACACGCCTTATGTGAATATTCTAAGTTTAAGGATTATGAAACTGGTGTAAGAAAAGAGAATAACGGGTTATATAAGGGATAAAAACCCTACCACATTATTGCTAACATGATAGGGTTACTATTTTAAGGAGCTCTATATCTATGCCAAGATACAAAGTACAATTATTTATTCTCTATTGAATAAATCTTTTAATTCTGGATGTAAGGATTTGATCTGTTCAACAGTGTATCCTTGTTCAACCATTTCTTTCATATGTGTGACAAGATCATCTGCATTTGTTATTGGTGGATGTTCTTGTTTGGTATCCAATGTTACGGGTTGCTCCACTGTATCATTTTCAACCTGGGATTCTAGAATTTCGTTTAATGTGTCTTCATCATCAATCATGGCCCTAGCTAATTCTTTGTCAATCTCATTCAATAATTTAGGATTGGTTGGATTTGTTTCTTTTGCAGTCTTGATCAATGATATAGTGTTTGCTTTATCATGTATGTTGAAAGAATCTGGATATTTGACTTCACCATCCCATACCTTGTTCTGCCATTTACACCATAATCTCCAAATGTGTTCTTCACCCAATTCTAAGTTGTCAGCTTTCTGTGATAACCTAGCGTTAAGCAATTGGAACTCAGTCTGTAAAGCAATACCAGACATTGCTTGTGTCTGTGTCTGTCTCACACCACCCATGTTAGCCATCCTGTTTATTGAATTTACTTTTTCTTCAATTGATTTCAATATTGAATCAATGTTTGCACCTGATGGTTGTAATAGATATGGTCTAAGTCCTGGATCTATGTTTGGTTCCATTTCAATCACTGCTCCAGCACCTGCTGCTGCTTGTGTCTCAGGAGTTTTCACGAGGCTGGGATGATTTGACAGTCTAATGACTTGTTCAAGTTCACTTAGTTCATTGAATATGCCACGCTGCATATCTGCAATGTCTGCCAAATCACTTATTCCAACACCTCTATGATGTGACCGTTGTGAATATATAGGCACAACTGGTATAGTTCCTAGCGGGTTTGGATATTCTTCAATAATTCTTGTTTCTTCAGTGGCCTGTTTCTTTTCAACTAATCTGATTATGTCAGGATAGTATTCTCTGTATGTGCCACCTGTATCTGTTATATCTTCTAATACCTTGAAGTATTTCAATGTGTATAAACCGTTTGTTTGTCTCTCGTAATCCCAATCAATAACATTTTCTGGGGTGTACATTGTGACATATGGTCTAATCTCTTGTTGTAATTCGTCCGCTCTTGTCCCTACATTTGTTGCTGGTTTGTCTACCATTACCCATACATGACCGTAGATAGAACTGTATGTTGACACATCCCTCATGAACGCATTGAAGTTCCTACCATCTAAATCAGCATCATTGAAGAAAGCTTCCAGCGCTGGATCATTGGTTATTGAACCATAATTCCTTTTTGCTGGTGTTCTAAATAAGAAACTGTTGTAAGTGTCAACAATTGACTTACAGTGGTTGTCTAAGGGTGTGTTTTTAATTCTGTCAGCGTAATCTTGTCCGCTTTCTAATACATAAGGTACCAAATATGTACCTTCTCTAAATTCATTTCCACCAAAATATGAATCTTGGTAATATCTCCATCTCTTATAATAATATCTCCACTTTTCATTAGCTGGTAAGCCCAGATAATCAACTGAGGACATAGTATCAAACGCGTCGTATATTGCTTTAGCCATTTAAGAATCCTTTGGTCCTAACATTCCATTGTTTTGGTGTATTTCCACTATTATTTATACTAATTTTGATAGGATATCTAAACTCTATCATGTATCCTAGTGCATCAGCCATATGTTCAAGACCGTTTGTTTCTGGCTGTTGTGTACCCTGTTTATATGTATGACTACTTAAACTTTTAATCACATTCTTGCAATTTCTGTGTACTTGTAGTCGTGATTTGTTGTTTGTGTTCTTCAACAAACTGTTAACTGCATTTATCCTATCCCTAATTTGTGGATGTGAATGTCTCAATAACACCCTAAATCCCGCATTCTGTAATATACTCAAATCAGTTTTACCACCAGCTGATGTTTTACGCTGTTTTGAGGCAGGATCTGGATAAGCAATTATTGTACTTGTTGGATATCTTGACTTGATCTCATCAACCAACTCCTGTGTGTTTGAACTTGGTATGTTCATCTCATCAAATATGTATAATCCATCATTTTTCTCAACTGCAACAGCAGCTGACATAGGATCAATGTTGAAATCAATGCCAATATGTAATACTTGTTTGTTTTCAACTGGTTCTTCAACCACATGTGTTTCAGCATCCCAATTGTAATATATTGATCCAGCGAATGTTTCAAAACTGGCTTCATATTCTTGACGGAAAATTCGTGGGTCTAGGTCATTCTTGGCTTGTTCAATCTCTTCTTTGCTTACTTGTTGACCTTGTATTGTTGTGTATTGATGTCTACTCCAACTTTTGTCAGTTGCAGCGTATTCATATAGATCATGTGACCAATTACTCTTACCCCTTGGTGTGCCACAAAATAATACATGTCCTTTACGATCAGATAAGGTTGGACGCAAAACTTCATACCATGCTTTTGGATCAATGTCAGCAAATTCATCCATACATAAAAAATTTAGTCCAATTCCACGGAGCGCATCCTCATTGTCAGCTCCCCTTAATTGTATCTTTGAACCATTTATTAATTCTATTGTTAAATCTGCCTCATTTATCTTCTTTATCCATCTCAATGGTCTCAATCTATTCTTGAGTTCATCCCACACTATAGTCTTACTCATCCTATAGCTTGGTGCTACATACCATACTGTCTGTTTTGGGAATCTTGCAAATCTACATAATTCTCTTATTGCTAGGTAAGTCTTTCCGAAACGCCTACCTGTGATCAACACACGAAATCTGCTATTGCTTGTTGCAACTTTTTTTTGTGGTTCAGTTAATGACATATATTACAATTTAAAGTTTGGTTTCCATGCTTGTATGCTCCAATACGCAGCACTTAAATTCTTTTGTCCTTTGACATCACGCAATATAGCACCCATCCTAGCATTGAATGATCTTCTTCTTGCTGGATTGTTCCTGCCAATTGACATGCCTTTCTGTCCAAAATTAATCTTCTTTACATTACCAGTTGCACGATCTCTTACAAAAACTTTAAATTTCTTAACATCACCTCTCATTGGTGTGTTAAGTTTTACAGTCCTACCTCTATATGTTGCCATTGTATTTTTTCCTATTCTTTTTGGGTTTTGGTTGAAACAATCTATCTATGTATGATGATATGTTATCTAAGAATCCAAAGAATTTCAATAATTGTCTATCTAACCACATTATTTCGCCAACCTATCCATGTGTGCGTATATCCTGCCAATAACTTTATCTAAAGATAATAGTTCTTGTTGCATCATAGCGACCATAGTCTGTAGTTCTATTATGGTTATTAACGCCCAAGTTGATAGTCCCATCAATATAGTTCCCAACAAGGCTATCAACATTGTATTTGTTTTTCTTGACATCTATCTTGTCTTTCGTTTGTTGTATCCTGACGCTCTTATGGCCCTTCCTTGTTTTGCAGCTTGTGCTTTTGTCTTATAGACTTTACCACTCTTGCCCCAACGATACCCACCTTTTACTTTTGTTACCGGCACTATCTACCTTGTCCTTTATACTTCTTATAAGATCTGCGCTTTGACTTGTTCATCATTGCTTTGCTGTGCTTACCACCACCAATACTTGTTTTCTTCTTGGTTGTTTCATGCACAACTTGTTCTTTAACTTTAGCCATTAGCCTCTAGATCTTTTTTTACTGCCTTTTTTCTTACCTTTTTTCTTTTTACTCATTCTAGCCATCTTTATACCTCCGTAAATGTTAATTTCTTAACAGTGCAATCAATCATGTAAGCATGATTAATCTTGTCTGCTTTTGTTTGGGCTTGTTGTTTGTTGGGATATATCAACTTTGCATACTTCTTGACAACAGTCTTTGCATGCGGATTGGTTGTAGTCTCAGTTAACAATTCACCCTTCCATTCTAAACAATAGAATGTATGTTTTGACCATAAAGTTTTTGTACAAACAGTATCATTGTTCATAAAATGGTCCGCTACCTTTTTATATTCAAACCGTCTGGCCATATTAATCCTGCCAAGGTAGAGGTCCAATATTGATATCTGACTCTGGTTGATCTCGCTGTGAAAGATATTGCTTTCCAAGCCAAATAAGCATTGTTGTATTTCCATCCATGGCTTTCTGCCATTGTTGTCTACGCAATGATGCTTTTGCTTCAGATCTACCTTCATCAAGTGTATCTTTATAGTTTACTGATAAAGTTTTTCTTGTCACCCCACAGATCTGTGCAATCTCGTCATTTGTACACATAATACCTGCGAGTTGTTTAATCAAACCCTTATCTAATTCTTTTTTTGGTCTTCCTGCCATCAGTGTCCTTCCTGTTTTACGAGACAGTATCTCGCCCACTTAATTAGAGTTGTTGTTTTTCAACTTTCACTCTAAAGTGTCTTACAAAAGTTCTACCCTCACTGGTTGTAATTGTACATTCAACTGAATATATGGTATCTACTGTACCACCAGTTAAATTACAAGTACTTGTAGTGGTTGTATTGCTAAAGTTTGCGCCGCCTATTGCTGTGCTTAGTGATAATCCACTCTCTACATCGTACGCAACAGACGAAATTGTGTCAGAACCTGATAAAACACCCT